CTGCAGTCCAAGATCGACCGCAAGCCAGAAGATGAGGTCGACCTGCTCGAGGCAACTATCCACGATTACGGCAATCGGACTGTCTCCTACTATGTGATTGACCCAAAAGCAAAAGAAGAGCTGGTCTACCGTGTGCTCAAGAAGAGTTCGCCGTGGGTTGTTGGCCGGTATATGAAGGTGGCCGGCGAAGTCTACGGCCGCGGGCCACTGATTAACGCGCTGCCAGACATCAAGACCCTTAATAAGGTCAAAGAGCTGCTACTCAAGAATGCCTCGATCTCCGTGGCCGGCGTCTACACCGCGGCCGATGATGGCGTGCTTAACCCTGCGACGGTTAGGATTGCACCCGGTTCAATTATTCCGGTGGCCCGAAACGGTGGACCCCAGGGCGAGAGCCTGCGCCCGCTGCGCTCCGGTGGCGACTTCAATGTGTCGCAGCTGGTCATCAACGATCTGGTCAATGGCATCAAGAAGATGATGCTCGACGACACGCTGCCGCCCGATACGATGAGCGCCAGGTCGGCCACTGAGGTGGCCGAGCGGATGAAGGAGCTCTCGCAGAATATCGGCCCAGCTTACGGTCGGTTGATTACCGAGGTGATGCAACCAATCGTGCGCCGCACGATGGAGGTCCTCGACGAGATGGGGATACTCGACTTTCCGCTGCGCATCGACGGCTCCGAGGTTAAGGTGGTTCCTACCGGGTCGCTGGCCCAGGCGCAGAATATGCAGGAAGTAAACGATGTTCTGCAGTTCGTGCAGGTGGCCAACAATGTTGGACTGGGTGCGCAGCTCGCGATCAAGCAAGATGCTCTGGCCGATTACTTAGCAGACCGGCTCGGCGTGCCGAGCTACCTGCTTAATTCAAAAGAAGAAAGAGAGCAGATTGCCGCTCAGCTCGCAGAGGCGGCGCAAGCTCAGATGGGTGGTCAGGGTCAGCTTCCTGGTCCACAAGGGGGATAAATTATGGTGGAAGAAGGATGGGAGGGGCTTCGCGAAGCGGAGCCTAAAAAGCAGGCGTCTGAGGAAAACGAGATTGATCTTGTAATTACTCGCGTCTTTTCAACCGAAGATGGTGTGAGGCTGCTGGATTGGTTGCGGTCGATCACCATTGAACAGCCAACCTGGTACCCGGGCGAAGAGCCCTCCCATGGGTTTGCCCGAGAGGGTCAAAACTCTATTGTCCGGGAGCTGGAGAGGCGAATTAAACGAGCGAGGTCTAAATGAGCGACAACCCGACCGCCGATAACGGCGACAATCAGGCCGCACCAGAAGCAAAATCAGATGGCGATTCACTACTAAATATCAGCAGCAAGCCAGCAGAGGCTCAGGGAAAAGTCGAGGATCTATCTGCGCCGCACCTGGAGCCGGACCCAAACGACGCAAAGCAGCTGGTCGAGGACGAAGAGGATGTCGAATTTGTCCGCCCAGAATTTTTTCCAGAAAATTTTTGGTCCGAAGATGACGGTCCAGATGTTGAGGGCCTGGCAAAAGCCTACTCTGAGCTGCGCGCCAAGATGTCCGCTGGCAAGCACAAGGCGCCGAAAGATGGAAAATACGATGTGACAAATCTCAAGGATAAGGGCGTGTCGGACGACGACCCGATGCTGAAAGATTTTGTCGGCCTGGCTAAGGAGCAGGGGTTTAGCCAGGAGCAATTTGACCAGCTCGCCGAGCTCTACGCTAACAATGTTGGCGCGGTTGAGGAAAAGATCCAAATCAATCGAGAGCAGGAGATGAAAAAGCTTGGCCGCAACGCGGACAAGGTGATTCAATCCACCGAGCAGTGGCTCACCAAGATGCACAATGCCGGCACCCTTAACAACGACGAGATAGAAGCCATGGGCCGGGCCAGTAACAATGCGGCGTTCATCTCCGCGCTGAGCAAAATCAGGTCGAGCTATATGGAAAGCGACATCCCAGGCATTGAGATGCAGGAAAGCCAAAAGGTCTCGATGTCTGATGTGCAGTCCATGATGGCCGATCCGAAGTACGGCAAGGACGCTGTCTTTACCAAGAAGGTTGAGGACATGGTTTATGCCATGTATGGTGAAGCTGGTAGGTAATGCTACTCAGTCTGAACAGGGCGGCTGTAACGAGTATTGCGTTACAGCCGTTTTTTCCTGATAATCCTGCAAACGGATAACCATAGGCCCGTTGCTACGCATAGCGACCCAGACCGGACAATCGCAAAGCAAAAAGTAGTTTTTGATTTTTTACTTTTAACTTTGATGAAAGGAAATCGAGATGGCTATTTCTATCTCTAATGCCTTCGTGACATTGTTCGATAGCGAAGTGAAGCAGGCCTATCAGGGCCAGCGTTCACTTGCTGGGGTTACCCGCGAGCGTGTGAATGTCGAAGGTTCGACTGTTAAGTTCCCCAAGATTGGCAAAGGCACCGCCTCTGTCCGTATCCCTCAAACCGATGTGACGCCTCTCAATGTGACTTATTCCCAGGTCACTGCGACGATGACGGACTATATCGCGGCTGAGTATTCAGACATTTTTCACCAGCAGCGCGTTAATTTTAACGAGCGTCAAGAGCTGGTGCAGGTTGTCTCGGGTGCCATTGGCCGTCGTATGGACCAGGTTGTGCTTGACGCACTGTCGGCTGCTACTAGCACCGGCACTGTTGCCAAGACCATTGCTGATGATGGCTCGACTGGCTCCGATTCTAACCTTAATGTCGGTAAGCTGCGCGCCGCCAAGAAGGCTCTGGATGCTAAAAATGTGCCGATGGAAGGTCGCACGATCATTATTCATGCCAATAACCTTTCGGCTTTGCTTGGTCTAACTTCTGTTACAAGCCAGGACTTTAATACCGTGAAGGCTTTGGTTAGCGGCGAGCTCGATACCTTCTTGGGCTTCAAGTTCATCACCCTTGGCGATCGCGACGAAGGTGGTCTACCACTTTCTACTAGTGATCGTACAGTGTTCGCATTCCATCGCGACGCTGTTGGAATGGCCATCGGTATGAACCAAACCAGCCGCGTCGACTATATCCCCGAGAAAACTTCGTTCCTGGTCGCGTCGATGTTCAGCGCCGGCTCGGTTGCGATCGATTCCGAGGGTATCGTCAAGATCACCTGCACTGAATAAGGAGGAATAGGTCATGGCATTTAATCGTGAAAACTTTGGCCCGATTGGCAACACCTCAAAAGCTGGCACCGCGCCGGTCATGTGGGGTTACAAATCGGCAGACGCGATCGCTACTGTAAACACTAGCGGTTATTTTGACTCCGTCTCTGATGTTGTTACTGTTGGGGATATGATTTATTGTTTTGACACTGCTACACCGACTGCAAGTCTAGTCATTGTCTTGAGCAATGCCTCAGGCGTGGTTGATGTTTCAGACGGTCAAGCTATTACTGTAGCGGACGCCGACTAATCGGTAGCACCCCTGGCGAGCTCACGCTCGCTGGGGTTTTACTTGAGGGTTTCAAATGGCCGCTGGAGACACCAAGCTTTCAATCTGTTCTGATGCTCTTATTTATCTCGGTGCAAAACCCCTAACATCATTCACCGAAACAAGCGATGCAGCTCAGATTTGTGATCGCTTGTATGACGACATTCGCGACATGGTCCTTTGTATGCACCCGTGGACCTTTACCTTAAAGAAAACACAGCTGGCCCAACTTGTGGACGCTCCGACCTTTGGCTGGAGGTATGCCTATCAGTTGCCGGGCGATAGGCTTGCAGGTGTTCGGGCAGTGTTTCCAGATGAGAATGTAGGCGTAAGCTCAACAGTTGATTTTGATGTTCAGCAAGACAAAGTCTTAGCCAATGTTGAAGAGGCTTGGATAGATTACCAATACCGCACTCTTGAAAGCGAGATGCCCACTTACTTCATTGCTTTGATGAAGTATGTCCTGGCTGCTAACTTTGCCGAGACCGTGACAGATCAGCTCACAAAAGCAGAGTATTACCAGCGCTTGGCCTTTGGCTTGCCAGAAGAGAATATGCGTGGCGGATACTTTCGCCAATGTATGTCGATTGATTCCCAGAGTCGCCCGTCGATCAGCTTGGACAATAGCGACGCCTTCCCGCTAATTAATGTGAGGCTGCTCTAGTGAGCCGTGTCGTCCTGATCCAAACCAACTTTGTGGTCGGCGAAATCGACCCGCTGCTGCGTGGACGCATCGATCTAAACCAGTATTACAACGGTCTGCAGAAAGCCACCAATGTCGTGGTGCAGCCCCAGGGTGGAGCTCGCAGGCGAGAGGGTCTCGAGTACATATCTACGCTTGACCCTGCTTTGGCTGTGCAGGCCGTTCGTCTAATACCGTTTCAGTTTAATGTGAACGATAGCTATATGTTGGCTGTTGTGCCTGGCCAGGTCTTTATCTTCAAAAACAAGCAGCTCATCACCAATATCAACGCCACAGGAAACAACTATCTAGCTGTAGCAGCATTCACTGCACCCATTGTGCCTGGTCTTAAATTTGCGCAATCGGCAGACACGATCATTTTTGTGCAGGAGGATATGCAACCGCTCAAGCTTGTTCGGGGAGCGACTGATTCAAGTTGGACTGTCTCAAACATTTCTTTTGACAAAGTACCGCAGTACGCTTTTACGATTACTGAATCGACTCCTACCGCTGGCCACCTTACCCCGTCTGCGGCAAGCGGCAATGTGACGCTTACCTCGCAACATGCTTACTTTGCTGCTGGGGATGTCGGTCAGTACATCAATGCTAGTCCACAGGGTCGTGCCAAGATAGTTGAGTTTGTTGACGATCGTAATGTCAAAGCGCACACAGAGATTCCGTTTTTTAGCACTGCTTTAATTGATCAAGGTAATTGGTCAAAAGAAGCTGGCTACGAAAACACCTGGTCTGCTGGCCGTGGATGGCCGCGGTCCGCTACTTTCCACGAAGGACGCCTGTTTTTTGGCGGTTCTAAGTCTAGGCCGACGACTCTCTGGGGCTCCAGGGTCAACGACTTTTTTAATTTTGAGTACGCAGAGGGGCTTGATGATGAGGCGCTTGAGGCTACGATTGACACCTCGCAGCTCAACACGATCACCGATATTTACTCGGGCAGAGACCTGCAGGTTTTTACAATTGGCGGCGAGTTCTATGTTCCTCAAGCTCTACTTGATCCGATCACGCCTTCTAATTTTATCGTTCGTTCTTCTACAAAGATTGGCGCCAAGAACAATTTTCCGGTAATCGGTCTTGATTCCGGCACGCTGTTTTTGCAGCGCCAGGGCAAGAGCATCAACGAGCTGTTGTTTACCGACACAGAGGCGACTTACATTGCCAACAATGTGACGCTGCTATCTGGCCACCTGGTTAAAAACCCGGTTGACATGGCGCTCAAGCGCGCCACCTCGACCGACGACACAGACCGGCTTTTTGTGGTCAACGGTGACGATGGCTCGATTATGAATATCTCGCTGCTGCGCTCGCAGAATGTGATCGCACCTTCAGAGATCACGACAGATGGCCAATTTGAGTCCGTGGCGGTTGATGTGGATGTGGTCTATGTGGTGGTCAAGCGTTCGATCAACGGGTCGGACGCATATTATGTTGAGGCTTTTAATCGAGACTTGACGATAGATTGCGCATCCTTTGCTAACACCAGCGCCGCAAATGCTACCGTGGCGCACCTGGTTGGCAAGACGGTCAAGATCATTCGCGATGGCGTGCTCGAGCCGGATCAGACCGTGCCGGCCGGTGGTCTAATTACTTTTGCCACAGCTGCGACGAGCTCATGGCGGATTGGCCTTAACTACACGATCCAAGTTCAGACCATGCCGGTCGAGGCGAAGCTTGCGTCCGGCACGATTCGCGGATTTAAGAAGCGCATCATCGAGATCAATGCGGACCTGTTCGAGACGCAAGCCATGACGATCAACGACAACCAGGTGCAATTTAGGCAGTTCGGAGAAGATGTTCTCGATCAGGCGATTGATGAATACACTGGTGTTAAGCGAGCTGGACCACTTTTAGGTTTTACTGACGAAGGATCGATAACTGTCACCCAGCCGATCCCATTGAAATTTAACCTGCTCAACCTTGAGTACAAGGTTTCGATAGGACAATAATCATGCAACTTGCTATTGCTGCGGCAGTGATAGGTGCCATTGGTCAGTACCAACAAGGCAGGGCTCAAGAAAAAATCTATCAGGCTCAGGCGCAGCAGGAAGAAATCAAGGGCCGCACTGAGGCGATCCGAGCTCGAGCTGAAGGCGTCAAAACCCTCGACTCAATTCGACGCACCATGTCAACAATTAACGCTAGAGGAGCGGCTGGTGCAATCGATCCTATGAGTGGATCGGCAGGCAGCTTGCAGACTTACGCGCTGCGCGAGGGCTACACTGAGTTTGACATCTCTCAAGAGAATGCCAAGCTTGCTGCGGCGTCGGCTGGATTCCAGGCTAACATTTACCGAGCTTCTGGTGCAGCTGCTAAACAGGCTGGTATGTATAACGCAATTGGCAGTCTTGGCCAAGCTGGAATTACCTACTATAGCTTGAAACCAAGAGCGGCGGGATAAATATGGCAGAGCGACTCCCAGTATTTAAGCAGCGCGGCGTTCAGATCGACCCATACCGGGCCGCTGACTTCTCGCCGCTACTACGGGAAAGCCGCAATGTGCAGCAAGCACAGAGCCGCATCCTAGAGCGCGTGATTGACTACGCTACCAAAATTGGACAAGAGGAAGCTTCTCAGGCCGGCCGTCAATCCGTGACGGGCGTCGAGGAGGCTAAGGGAGTCCTGGCGCAGGCGAAAGAAAAGGGCGGGCCACGCACGATTTATGATCGCGCCGCATACGAGCAGGCCAATGAGGTGCTGTCTCTCGAGCTCGAGAATCAGGGCCGGGCCCTGTTCTCCGGAAAGGTCCGCCAGTACAAGCAGGACCCCAACGCCGACCCGATCAACTTTCTGGCCGAGACCGGCGACATCTCGCTGGGCCTGGATGATCTTACCTCGCAGCTCGATCCGAAGATTCGAGCTCGCGTCGCAGCTGGACTGCAGCGCACCCGCGACACCGCTTTCCTAGAGATTTCGGAGATTTACAACGACCGCGTGGCCAAAGAGGTCCAGGCCAAAGCTATCGCAGGCGTCTCGCAGCGGATTAGTGACTTTGGCAGGCTTGGCGCTTCGGGCAAGGTCACTGCCGAGAGCGAGCTGTTTCTAGAGATCAACGACCTTCGTCAATACGCTTCGGCCGGTCAGCTCTCGCCGATCGATGTCGAGCGCTCAATTATTAACGGCATTGAGCAGTTTCATATTGAGCGGCTGCGCAAAGACTTCACCAAATCACCCAACAAGGCAGCTTTCCTCAAATCTTTGCAGACTGATCTTGGCAAGGGCCCGGTCGGCGACCTGTTCGACGACAAGGGCAACCCGATCAAGGTAGATCGACTGAGCCGCGGTATCGACCCGGCCAAGCTAAGTGCATTGGTCAACGAGTTTGAGGCCGACATACGGGCTCAGGATGCTCAGGTTCGGGCATTGCGCACCGAGGTAAAGGGCGACATCACCGAGACCATGCGGATTCTTAGCTTTGGCTCAATACCAGAACAGGCGGTGGTCGATGACATTCAGCGCCGCGTCTCAGCTCTCGGAGCTGGAGCTGACGAAAACCTAGTGCGCCAGGCAAATTATCTGGGCGTGCTGCGCCAGCAGTCGATTGCATTTAGCAAGATGAATCAGGCCCAGCTGGGCGACTGGATTCGCAACGCTGAGCAGCAGACGGCCGGCGGCGCAAACCTTGAGCAGGCTATGCTGATCGATGTGGCCAGGAAAGCATTCACCGGGCTGCGCACTGATCTGGAGAAGGACCCGGTCTCGAGGATGAACCGCACCGGGTTCGCTGAGGTCAAGACGCTGAATTTTGGCGTATTTGCCGGCGCTACTACGAAAGAGCAATTTGATGCGGCAAGCGCTCAATTTACTGCCCAAGTAAAGGAAAGGGTCGGCCAGTCCAAAGCTTTTGCTGCGACGCAGGGCCTGCCCGTTCCAAAATTCCTCTCTAATGATGAGGCTGCTTTATTGAGCTCCACTATTGAAAACGCATCGATCGATGGGCAGATTGCACTTATCAGCACCATAAACATGGCCTTCGGGAAAGACACCGGCTTGGTCATGTCGGAGGTTTCTAAAACCTCTCCGGAATTTGCTCATATCGGTGGCCTGGCTACTGTTGGTGCCAACAAAGCAACCCTGGTCGATGCACTCAACGGGATCAAGCTTGCCAAGGAAGGCGTCAAGACATTTGAGGGCCCTGGCGATGCGGCGACCAAAAAGGCGCAGCTCGCGGATCAGCTCGGCGGCGCTTACTTGTACGCGCCTAGAACACGGCAGGCAATCGTTAAGACTGCTGATGCAATTTATCTTTCTCGCTCTATCGGTATGGACAAGACTGCTTTTGACTCCGACCTTTACAAACAGGCATTCCAAGAAGCAGCTGGTGGCGTGATGTATAAAGATGGCGGAATGCGAGGGGGGATCATCGAGCACCGCGGAATTAAAGTCGCCATCCCCAACACAGTTCGCCAAGAAGATTTTGAGGATATCATCGACGAAGCAACGCTTGAGGATTTTGAGGCAGCTGCAGGATCGATACCGAAAGATGAAAAGGGTCGGTCTTACACTATTGATCGATTGCGTGACGCATATCTTGTTTCGATGGACAACGAAAAGGCGATCATGTTTTATGACAACCCGACCGAGAAATCAAGCCCAGTAGCTTTTGGAATAGAAAATGGGCAGGAGCTTGTGATTGATCTGCGTGTACTAGCAGAACGGGTTACAACGCGGCAAGCTGCGGCTCGAGAAAAAAGGCGTCGTCGTTAGATGAGCTTCGTATACGACGACCTTCAGCCAGCCGTCAACATTGGTGGCATTGCGCCTGGCGGAGAGGACACCGGCTATGTCGAAAACTTCAATGCAGCCAGTGAATCCCTTAGACGAACGATGCAAAGTAATTCTAGGGCTATAAACCTGCAGGGCGAATGGCAACCAATCGTTGAAGAAATTGAACAAAAAACCGGAAAGAAATTTTTTAACCCTGCAAATGTTCTGTCCGGGTACCAGGCAAGCTCGGAATCAGGGCCTAAGCAATATGGCTACTACAGCAAGCAGGTTCTCGACTATGTAAAAAATAGACCGGACTTGTTCCCCGACTATCAGATGACATCGAGTGAGTCGCTGTTCGAGGCCGCTAAAAAGAAAGCCATCGAGGCAAAAGACATCAACGAAGATGTGGCGGCAAGGCAGACTTTTGCAGGATTCTTGGGGGAGATGTCCGCGGGCGCTGTATCTGTTTTGACAGACCCGGTGCAACTTGGTGCAATAGGAGTGGATTTGCTCTATACCCGCGGCGCAACATGGACCGCGATGAAAGAGATATTTTTTCAGTCAATTGTTTCTGCCGGATCAGAGGCTATTGTCCAGACCGAAGTGAGGGAGTGGTACAAAGATCTCGAGCTGCCTTACGACTGGACAACCTTTGCAACCAATGTAGGCACGGCTGCGGTAGGTGCGGGCGTAATCACGGCCGGCGTGCTCGGTGCTAAGCCTGCTGTTCGGTTCACTCAGGATCAGATTGTCAAAGGCATTGAGGTGCTCGGCAAGTACAAGGCCCAGCGCGATGGGGTCCCGTACACGCTAGATCCAAATGTGGCTATGCTAAAAGAGGCGGTCGCAGATGAATCGTCAATCTCAAACGCCAATCCGATCAAAGGCGACGCAGGCGACCTGGAGCATACCGTTCGAGTAAACGAAGCCTATCGCGCCGTGGTCGAGGCGGATGTCTCTAGGCTGCCCAATAACCTGCCAGAAAACGAACGAGCTCCGATCACTGACATCAACTATCACGATCGGATCAACAGCCAGATTTATTCGTACAAGCCAAACGAGCTGCTGGTCGATGCTGAGCTATTCCAGTTCAAGGCAGGCGGAGATGTGATGGGTGTCACCGAGCGCCTGCAGGGCGTTACGAGCTGGGACCCGATCAAGGCCAACACGGCAATCGTGTTCGAGTTTGCCGACGGTAAGACATTCATCGCAGACGGCCACCAGCGCTTGGCACTAGCCCAAAGGCTGCAAGCAGCAGATCCGACGCAGGACATTCAGATCAACGCATTCAGGCTGCGCGAGGTCGATGGATTCACGCCTGCTGAGGCGCGAGCTGTAGCTGCAGGCAAAAACCTGGCCGAAGGCAGCGGCACGCTATTGGATGCAGCCAAGATACTTCGCGACGCACCAGAGCTTATTAAGAGTCTGCCGCCGCGGTCCGTGTTCGTGCGCCAGGCGCAGGATCTCTCGGACTTGTCGGAGCCTGCATTTATGGCAGTGGTCAATGACATTGTGCCGCCAAATATGGCGTCGTTGGTCGGGCGTTACATCAGGAATCCAGACGAGCAGCTTTCGATCCTGAACCTGCTCAGGCGCCTTGAGCCGGCAAACCTGACGCAGGCAGAGCAGATCGTGCTCCAGGCACGCGAGGCGGGATTCGCACGAGCTGCTGAGCAGGGTGGATTATTCGGCGACGAGCTCATGGCCGAAAGCCTTTTCCTCGAGC